ATCGCTGGCAGAGGGATCTGTCCTATACGTCGGCCTCCGCGCTGACGAAGAGGCGCGGCGCGGCATCTACGGGGAGGACATAACCATACGCTTCCCTATGCGAGAGTGGGGCTGGAACGAGGCCGATGTCTGGAAGTATTTGGGGCAGCGCAACGTCACGATCCCCCGGCGCACTGATTGCGCGGTGTGCCCTTATCAGCGTCTTGGCGAGTGGCGCGATCTCTGGCGCGACTACCCGGCCGAGTACGCCAAAGGCGTGGCTGTCGAGGAGAAGCTAGGCCATACGTTCAGGTCGCCGCAGCGTGACGCTTGGCCCGCATCGTTGAAAGACTTGGCCGTAGAGTTTGAGAAAGGCCGCAAGATTCGAGGCGACGGCAACGCCCAGACTTGCAGAGTTTGCTCTCTATGACTCGGTGAGCTGGTGTACGTGATCGATTCCATCGAGGGCGTGATCGCCCTCCTCAACCCACCGAAAAGCTGAATGTGCCCCAAATGCAACAACTTCAAGAGCGACGTCATCTACACCCGGCAGCTCCGGGACACCACCCTGGTCCGCCGCCGGTGTTGCGTAGCCTGTGGGGTCCGGTACACGACGCACGAGAGGGTCTACGTGCCCCCGCCGAAGTACCGCGCATGAGCACGCGCCAGAAGTTCACCCCCCGCCCGTACCAAACGCTGATCATCAACCACATCCTGGACGGCAAGCGCGTCGCGGTGTGGGCCGGCATGGGCACCGGCAAGACTGTGGCGACCCTGTCGGCGCTGGAGATCCTGCAGATGGTCGAGGACGGCCCGGCGCTGGTGGTGGCACCACTACGGGTAGCGACGACGACGTGGCCCGAGGAGGTCCTCAAGTGGGAGCACCTGAAGGGCATGAACGTCGTGCCGATCGTGGGCACCGAGCGCGAGCGCATCGCCGCCGTGCGGTCGCCGTCGCAGGTCTACACCACCAACTACGAGCAGCTCGTCTGGCTGGTGGCGTACTGGGGCGACAAGTGGCCCTACGCCACGGTGGTCCTGGACGAGTCCACCAAGGTCAAGGGGTTCAGGCTGCGCCAGGGCGGCAAGCGCGCCCAGGCTTTGGGCAGCATCACCCACACCCGCATCAAGCGCCTGATCGAGCTCACCGGCACGCCGGCCAGCAACGGCCTCAAGGACCTTTGGGGGCAGGCGTGGTTCATCGACGCGGGCACGCGCCTGGGCCGCACCTTCACCGCCTTCTCGCAGCGGTGGTTCCGGCCCGACAGGACCGGCTACGGGGTCGAGCCGCTGGCAATCGCCCAGGCCGAGATCCAGGACAAGCTGCGCGACGTCTGCCTGACGATCGAGGCCAAGGACTGGTTCGATCTGCGCGAGCCGATCATCAACAACATCATGGTCAAGCTGCCGCTCAAGGCCCGCAAGCACTACCAGGACATGGAGGACGAGATGTACACCGCCCTCGACACGGGCGACGAGATCGAGGCGTTCAACGCGGCGGCGAAGACTCAGAAGTGCCTGCAGATCGCCAACGGCGCGATGTACGTGGGCGACGGGGCGCTGGCGTGGCAGGAGGTCCACACGGCCAAGCTGGAGGCCCTGGAGTCGGTGATCGAGGAGGCAGCCGGCATGCCGGTGCTGGTGGCCTACAACTTCAAGTCGGATCTGGCCCGGCTGTTGAAGCACTTCCCCCAGGGCAAGCACCTGGACAAGAAGCCCGAGACGATCAAGGACTGGAACGCGGGCAAGATCCCGGTCCTGTTCGCCCACCCGGCCAGCGCCGGCCACGGGCTCAACCTGCAAGACGGCGGCAACATCCTGGTGTTCTTCAGCGTCAACTGGAACCTGGAAGAGCACCTGCAGATCATCGAGCGCATCGGCCCGACCCGGCAGCTCCAGTCAGGCCACGACCGCCCGGTGTTCATCCACCGCATCCTGGCCCGGGACACCGTGGACCTGTTGGTGCTGCAGCGCCTGGAGACCAAGAGGGAGGTGCAGGACATCCTCATGGACGCCATGAAACACCGCAGGAAGGCGGGTCAGAAGAAGATGTCAGGGCGCAGCACCTGACGCTTGACGAGGCCGTTGGTGGCCTTCTCTATCTCAATCGCCAGGGCAGGGGAGGCTCGGCGCCGGCCTGAGATGAGCAGGCTCATCCAAGTGGGGGTGATGCCCAGGAACTGGGCCATCTCACCCTTGGCGCCAACGACGTCGGTTTTGAAGTACTCGGAGAGGGTCATGGCAGTCCTTGTGAAAACGGCCATTGTAACCCCGAGTTGTAGTACACTGTAACTTCACCATCAACAGGAGGACGTATGGACGTCTACAACACAGGCAAGGTAAAGATCGGCCTGGGCTACACCCGGCCCAACATCGTCGAGATGTCTCAGGACGAGGTCATCGTCCAGCGGGGGCTGCTGGGCGTGCACAAGAGCTTCGTGGGCGACGCGATCACCGCGATCGTGGTGGTCTTTGGCATCGCCGCCCTGGCGACGTGGTGGTCGGCATGAGCGATGAACACTACGAGGGCTCTGCTGGGTGGCAGGGGTTGACTGAACGAAACGTAAAAACCATCACTGAAAACGCACCAAGTGCTGAATGGGCCGTACTGATGGCTGAGTCAACGCTCAAGGAGAAGAACAGCCAACAAATTGAATTTTTGTACGCGCTGTACCAACAAGCATCGTCCCAAAGAGATATTCTTATGGCACAGCAAACTCAGCAGGTTGAGGCGTGGAAGCAGAGAATCAGAGAAGCAAAGCTGGAGAAGAACGAATGAGCAAACTCACCCCCGCCGATATCAAGAACGTCTACCTCGCGTGCAACATGCTCGACCCCAACGGCATGTACGCCAACGAGGTCGACCTGTTGGAGTTCGCCGACAAGCTGGAGCAACTGATCGTGCACCGGCGTGCGCCCGAGCCCACTTGCGTCTGGTGCAAGCACGCTAGCGTGTCGTCGAAGGAGGAGCCCTGCAAGGGGTGCTTCTCGTTCGACAAATGGGAGCCGGCGTGATCACCGCGCTCAAGTGGTACGTCATTGGTACGATCATCCTGGTGCTGATGGTCCGTTGCCACTAAAAAAAAGGGCCCCCACACGGGAGCCCTGAAAGCCTCTAAACAGGCTGGGAGAAAACGCATTATGGCCGGAAACCAGCCCGTGAGCCCCAAGGCGTCGGCAAGCGTTGGGGTTTGTCGTACGCTTCAGGCTGTTCTTTGGCAAACTTTGCCAGATCATAAGCAGTAAAACCAAGTGTGGGGGCCTGGGTTGCGGCCAACGCACCCCACCCAAGCGGGCCAGCGGACGCCAACCAAGGTGAAGCCGCTTGGCCCACCGCCGACAAACCTTGCGCCGCATTGCGCAAGTTTACGCCATGCTTGAGCATATTAGCGCCCGCGCTAGTTCCTTGGAAAACCGCGCCTAACGGGCCAAAAACCTTTGGGGCCGCCACAAAAGGAATTGCGGCTGCGCCGCCCAGCACATCGGACACATTTTCAACGCCAGCGCCATGCGTTTCAAGGTCTTGCAACCCGCGAACGGCTTGCACACCGCCGATAGCCCCGGTGAGAGCGCCCATGCCCAGGTGCGCACCACCCCGCCCTACGGCTCGGGTCATGCCGCTACGTCCTTGAGAGCGTTGTAGTTTTTCGTACTCGCTGCGTAGTTTTTCAATTTCCGTATTTTTACGTTTTAACGTATCTTCCGCCAACATTTGCGCGTCTTTATCTTTCAACCACAAATTTTGACCTTTATGCGGTGCGTGGGAGCCTTCCCCTATGTCCACAAGTTTTTTAATATCGGCAGCGCGCTCGGGTATGTCCGCTGCTGCTGTTTTCATACTTGGACTTTCAAGAGCTTCTACCGGGCTCGCCCCGAATTCTGTAGCATACTTTGAGGTACCCGGGCCTCCTTTAGGTAACCTCTCCGCCATAGCCAAGGCTTCAGGCGTGCCTATAGCTTCCAACCTTGCCCGCATAGCCACCATATCAGGGGTAGGCTCTGCGGTGTTTCTGCTAACAAAATTACGGAAGTTTTCACCAGGGGCAAAAATGTTGCGTGCATTCTTGCCAAAATCTTTGTAGACCGCACCCGCTCCCAGGGCAGCACCTGCTGCAGCACCGGTAGCTTGGTTTGAATCGAAAGGCAGTGATCGGGGCTCGGTGCTTTTACCGGTTACCTTATCCTCTTCCTCGTGCAACTTTGCCAGAGTATTTGAAAAGGCCGATGAGGGTGCGCTTGCAACAACCTCGGGGATACTGGCCGTTGCAGGCGCGGTGGCCGCAGCGGCTTCTTCTGCTGCGGTGCGCGCCTCCCACTCCTCGCGAGTCTCACCCTTTACGTAAGCCATTATGGGGTACCTTTCAGTTTTGCCGCCAGTTTTGCCGCACGTTTTGCTTGCGCATCTAAAAATTCATTATGGGTGGCCGCAGCCTTTTCCGCATGATATTTATATATACTCTCAAATTCAGGATGTTGCAGCACATCAGCGTCTCTAGTCGGGCTATGCGGGTCAGTTTTTCTGTACAATTTCTCGTACGTTTTCTTTTCGTCTTTTCTTTTTGCAACATCGTTCATAATTTGATGCGTGCTAAGCAACGCTGAATCTGGAGTCTGCTGTATCCCGGAGGCGGCCATCATCATAGCTTGAGATTCAGGGGCATTTGGGTGTTGCGCAAGAGCATTTGCCGATACCCCGCTGCGACTGGCATTGGCAACACCTAATCGCATGTAATCGGCAATTAAGTGTTCGGCGATAGATCTTTCATGGGGTTCAAAAGAAGCATTTATAATGGTTCTAAGATTGATACCAAGGCCCACCGGGCCTGTCCCTGGAAGATGGAAACTAAAACCTTCTTGAATTGCCGCCGCAAACGGCCCATTCTTATTCACTAAGTCATGGACTTTAGCGAATACCGATGGGTTTTTATCGGCTGTTGATATGATACGCTTTGCGGGATTTTCAATATCGCTAATAGTATCAAATGCCGCCGCCGACAATATGCGTTTTGCTTGCTCTGAATATTGTTCTTGCTTTGCTTTAACACCAGCAGCATACGCCTCGTTGGCAGCGGCTGCTTCAGGTCCCGTCATTCCGGTAGTATCAATCTTAGGTACCGAGCGTTGGATGTACTCGGTTTTAGCAGGAGGTTCCGGTTTATTTGAAAGAGCCGAAGTAGTTGGCAAGTTCATGGGGTGCTTTGCGGCAAAATCCGCCATGGCGGCATCTTTACCCGCACCGGGGGGCATGCCATTAATACTTCTGAGTTCTTTTAACGCCGGGCCTTCATTTTCACCTTTAGGACCTAACGCAATGGAGGGTATGGCAAGGGATGGGGTCCCAGCAGCCCCAGGCGCAGGAACAACCCCGGGCACCCCAGCAGGCCCTGCTACCGGTAAAACAGGCGCAGCGGTAGTAGGCTCACCTCTGTCCGCTGCCAGTTTATTTGCAAATGCGCCCAAATCTGTTATTTTGAGCCCCGTCATCGGATCTATTCCAGTGGCTTGGGCTATCTTAAACCGATCCGTATCTTGAGCGCGTCTGCTAGTCACGTTAGCAGTATCAGCACGGGTGGCGGTCAGTTGATCCGCAAGGCTCTTAGCCATCGGATTACCCTCGCCAACCAGCGCAGTTACTTTTTGGACAAGCTCCGGTGTTACGGGACCCTTGTGCGCGTTGATAAGAGAATTTGCTTGGTTCTGTTGCGACTGCAACAACCCCACCTTGCCCAGCTCGGCGCGCATCTGCGCCACCGGCAGCTCGTTGGCGCGCCTCTTTTCCTCATAGTCACCCAAAGCAGCGCCTGCGCTGCCCAGGGAGGCCGCAAAGCCCCCTAGCTGGGGCTTGAGAAAGCCGGCAGCGACGTTGAACCAATTCGGGTTTTCGTACCGCGCCTGCAGCGCGTCCATGCTGGCCTTGAGGGCCTCCTCGTACTTCGCAAGGTTCTCCGGCGTCAACCCAGTCGGGTTGATGGCGGTGGCGGTGAGCCCGGAATCTGTTGCCATGTTCGTTATCCTTTAGGGCTCAAAATCACCGGAACCGGAATTGGTGTTACTGAACTGAGGAGCCCCAACGAAATTACTCGCGTTAGGGTCCCCCGAGCTAGTCCCAGGGCCGCCCACATTCGTGCCCAAGCTGTTGTACCACTGTTGTATACCGTTAATGGCGGAGGTGCCTCCCGCCGGTGCGCTGAACAACCCGGCGCCAAAAGTACCAAGGCCCGCAATGATGCTCAAGGGTGACGCGGTCGCTGTCTTCGTGACGGTCGACGGGATCGTTTGCCCCGACATCAGCCCGGCTTCGAGGCCAAGCATCTTCATCGGGTAGTCGGCCTTGTTCTGGGCGATCGCCTGCTGCTGCGCACCCAAAGTTGCCAGGGCGTTAGTGTCGGCCAGCCCGGCGTTCTGAAGCTGCTCCGCCAGGGTGGCCTGCTGCTTGCCGGTGTTGAGGTAGTTCTGCGCCGCCTGGGAGGCCGCATTGGCCGCCGCCGTGCCGGCCTGGATCTGGCTCGACCCCGCCGTGAGCTGGTTCTCCCGCTGCTTCTGCGCCGCCGCCAGGGCCTGGGTGTACCCGGCCTGCAGGGCGGCGGACTGTTCCTTGGCGGCACCGATGTCGGCGTTCGAGATGCCCATCGCAAGGGCATTGGCGCCTCGCTGGGAGCCAAACTGCCCGGCGCCTACTGAGGCAGCGGTCAGGCCCGGCGCGAGGTTCTGCTGGATGTTCTGTTGGTTGGCGGCCCGGATCGAGTCCATGACGTTCGTCATGTACGGGCTCATGTAGTTGCCGACGATCTCATTGGCGCCAGTCGCACCGGCCTTCAGGTAGTCCTGCGCCGACGCACCCACCCCCGGTGTCCCGAGGTAGGGATTGGCGGCGGTCGCCATGTTCAACCCCCCGGCAAGCCCGGTAGTGGTGCCCGCGGTCTGTAGCCCCGGCAGGTAGTTCCCGACGTTGGCACCGACGTTCTGAAATGCCGCTAACTGGTTTGCGTTGGCATCCGCAAACTGCGCGTTCTGAACTGCACTTCTACCTTGCGTTGCAAGGTTGGTCAGGTAGTCGGTATAGAACTGCGGCTGGGTGGTGGTTTCGGTCGCTGATGAACTGGCGATACCCATTATCGTGCCCCTTTCGTGGGTGACGAGGACTTGAGATATTCTAGGGGCGACTTCGCGTCAGGCGGTAGCTTGTCAGGCGGCGCCGATCGTGCGCGTGACCGGATCTTGCTGACCATCTGGTCGAGTGCCGATGCACCGGCTTTGTTGGACCCGTTGCCCAAGGCCGCCACCACGTCGGCGCTGAAGACGTACTCACCGTTGGCGAGCATGGCCGCAATGTCGTCGCTGGTGCCGTCGCCCTTACCCTCAACGTACTTGCCGCCCAGGCCCTCAAGGCCGCCCGTGCGGAATGCTGGGGTGCCATTGTAGTTGGGGTGCGCTTGGTCCGACACGTTCCCGCCCTGGGCTAGATTCATCCCACGACGCTGGAGTATCGCGGCGAGCTGCGGCACCACCGACATCTGGGCCATTGGCCTGGGCACGTAGGCGGACCCTCCGTGGCGCACCTGGGAGGCCGTAGGGCGCGTCATCGGCTCAATGGTTGGTGACACCTCACCCAGCTTTGCAAAAGTCTCCTTGAGGTCCTGCATGTCCCTGTTGGCCATGTCGGCTTTCAACGCGGCAATCTTGGCGGCGTAGTCGGTGGTCTCTGAGCTGTCGGTCACTGATCCTGCGCTTGCGTAGTGTTGCACTGAGCCGCCCTCCTTGGCGAACATCCTCATGAAATCCAACCCAGAGAGCTCGGTCGGGTTGTATGCGTCTGCCGGGTTGTGGTCGCCACCGGTGTCCGCCTTGGGCACGCCAAAGAGCTCGGCCTTGAAGTCCGCTGCCGTGGGCGTTTCTTTTTGAACAATGCTGTCGTAGAGCTGCTTGAGAACAATCGGCGCGTACTTTGCGCCACCACCAATGCGGGACAAGAGTGCCTTGACCGAATCATCAGCCATTGCCATAGAGGTTCCACCTGTGGGGGTAGGAGCTGGAGCTGGAGCTGGAGCTGGAGCGGGCGCAGGGGCTGGAGCGGGGTTCACCACTGGGTTCACCACTGGGTTCACCACCGGGTTGACAACGGGATTGACAACGGGATTGACAACGGGATTGACAACGGGATTGACAACGGGATTGACAACCGGGTTGACCACCGGGTTCACCACTGGATTGACCACTGGATTGACCACTGGATTGACCACCGGGTTCACCACTGGATTGACCACTGGATTGACCACTGGATTGACAACCGGGTTGACCACCGGGTTCACCACTGGATTGACCACTGGATTGACAACGGGGTTCACCACT